TTCGGTAGGCGGTTTTGCCGCGATGGTCTTCGATGAAGTCCCATCCTTCGCCGTTCCAGCGGGCAGCTTTGCCTGCGCTGATTTGAGGCGGGTCGGTGTCGATGCAACCGGCGGGAATCAGATAGCTGCCGTCGCGTGCCATGATGTCCAGATCGGCTGTGGTTTGGCCGATGTAGAGATGGTCGGCGTCAAGTTGGCAAACGGGCTTTGTCCATTGGATGTTTTGGGTCATTTTTTTTACCTTTCTAAGTGGTTTAAGGCGGCTTATGCCTTGATGCATGCCAGCAGGGCGATATTTCGAGGGCGGGTTTCAATGCCGCCAGCCGGGTCGGTTTGGCCGACAGTGTCAACCGATACGGTTGACGGATTACTACCCCTGTCGGTGTCGGACATGCGGTTGACGCCGATGCCGTGGCTGTGGCTGCGGAATTCATCCGCCTGCNATGCACGATTTCTATCAATGGCTCTGCCGTCATCCCATGATCGGATAAATTCGCCGCGCAAGTCGGGCAAGTTGAAAGTGGTGCGTCCGTCGCCACGGCCGTAACGTTCGCCGATGGCGGCGAACAGATTGGCATAGACGGTACGGGATACTGCCGCGCCGTTCGCTTTTAACCATCCAAATGGGGGGACATCTTGGGCAAAGTAGGCGACGGCACCAACGGGGACGCCTACATTCATCACGCTGTTATCGACACGCGCAATCAGTCCGGGCGTGTCCCAACCGATGGCAATTTGATGATTCTGACCGCCCAAACCTACTGCTCCTCCGCGTCGGATACTGTTGTCGTAGGCGGTTTTGACGGCTTTGGATGTGGCAAGACTGTCGGTACTGTCCAGATTTACGGCATCTGATTTATCGGACATAAGGGCAATTTTGACGCCACTGTATGTCAATGTGCCGTCGTCTTTAAGTTGCAGGTATTTGTTGCTTGCCGTGTTGCGTAAATAAACGTCTTTTGCCCCAGTATTGATGTCGGCAGATTTTCCATTGCCGGATACGGACAATCCCGCATTAAATACGGCTTTTGATGTAAAGGTTTTGACACCGCCGACAGTTTGGTCATTTGATAGCATGACGCCGTTTTCTTCGGTCAAGACGGTTCTCATGCCGATATAACGACCGTTGGCATCCCAAGCAGAGGTAACGAGCTGAAACGGATTGGACGACGAGCCGTATGAGAAACCGATACCGCGGGCGTGTGCGCCGTTCACTACTTCCGGATGGGCAATGTGGATTTCCATTGTTGGCAGGGTATTTCCGTCAAGCTGACGGGCATTGGATCGGTAAAATCCACTTTTGGTATAGCCTCCGGACTGGTCTGCATAGTAGTTGGTGGTGGCGACATTCATTTTGTCAGTAGCAAGTCGGGCGGCATTGGCTTCGACCCAACTTTGATAGGCGACGCTTTCCGAACCGGATACGCGCGGGAATTGTACGCGCCCGATTTCGCGATCTCCCGATGTAAAAACATAATTGAAGCGTGCGCCGTTTTCTCCTGCAGATACGGGGGCAGTCTCAAAACGCCAGTAGCTGCCGTCGCCATTGGTAAAACGGATTTTTTCCCATGCGTTGGTTTGAATGTTGAGCTGGCCTTCTATAACTTGCGTACCTTTATTGCCAATCTTGGATTCGACTTGGGTTTTAAGGTATAAGGTGCGGTTAGCTAGCGCTTGCAGGGGTTGATTGATTGGGGCATCAGTACCGCCGATAACGCGGTCGCCAGGTTCGATGAGGCGGACGTTTTGGGTGTATTGGTTGAGTTCTTTTGCGTTGGCCATTTTTTATCCTTTAGGGTCAGGCTATGCCGAAGTTGTAACTACCGTCGAATGTGATTTCTCCGTTCCAATAGATAGGGTGGTCTCGGTAGTCGAGGCTGTGCAGTTCGCAACGGAGAGGGACAATTCGTTCCAACCATTCTCGAAGCTTTTGGGCTTCATTATTGGTAACCGGGCGGCTTAATTTAATGCTGTATTTCGCCCATTCTCCGTTGCTGCCACCGAATAGGTGTGTGCCGTCGAAGACGGCGCTTCCATTCCAGTAAAGATTGGCGGTATTTTCGATGATTTGTATTTCTCCGTACCCCAGGTCACGGAAAAGGCGCCGGATGACGGATGGTGGCCCTTTGTGCTGATGCTTTTGAATATAGTTTTCTATCAGTTTTCGGCGTGCGATTTCGGTGTCGGTAATATTCCAGCCTTCGTCACTGCCTATGGAGCGTTCCCATGCAAGCCATGGTATGAATTCTGGAGGGCAACTGTCGGGAATGCGGCTTTTGGTAATGACTGCGAGATCGAAGACAGTTGCCAGTTCTTGCGATGTCAGGCGTGCAAGGGCTTGCAGTAGGTCGGTGTTGTTGGTAGGGATGACTGTCGGCATGGCTTAGGCTTCTGTCAGTATGGTTTCTGTAATTTTTATAAATTCGCCGTCTGTACACAGGATGTCTTGTCTTGGCTCTGTCAGCTCTACTTTTTTGACGCCATCTGTATCAAGTGCGCCAATGATTTTTGACAAGGCAATTTGTGCGCCGAGTCTTTTATGCTGCTCTAGCATTTGATTGAGGTCTTGAAGCTGGCGGGCTTTGACGATTTCTTTGTCTGGGCCGTCTTCATAGGTAATACGGGCGGATATGCGTATTTCTTTCGGGGTGCAGGCGTGGACGGTTACGGTATCGCAGAGTGGGCGTCGGATTTCGTCGCTAAGATAGGCATTGACGGTTTCAAGGGTGCGGCCACTAGGTATGCCTTGGTTGCTGGATGTTTGGATATAAACAGCGACTGTTCCTGGAGACACTCTGACGGCGCGGGCATCGGTAATATCGGGGGCGGCATCAATGGCATGGGCTTCGTATGCTGCACGAGGCCCTGCCGCTGCGAGTTTCTCTGGATATAACTGGACGCGCCGGCGGAGGTCATCGTCGGTTTCGTAAACGGCTTCTGTGGGGGGATTGGTGGTTGGATCGGCAGCGATGATGGTTTTCCGCTCTATGCCTTTGGCTGCGGCAAGGTGGTCAAGATCGCTTCCTTGTGCGAAGGCTAAAAGTGTTGCTGCAGCTGCTTGGTTTATGCGTTGACGCAGGATGATTTCTTGATATGCCTGTTGTTGAAGGTCGATGGTCAGTGGCTCTGATTCGAGTTTCAAGGTGGCTGCAATGGTTGGACGTATGCCAGCCGGGACGAGGGCGATGAGGTTCGCTTTTTTGCGCTCAAATATGGTCTCAAAGTCGAGTTCTTCGATGACTTTGGGGGCTGGTAGGCGGGTTAGGTCAATTTCTGCCATGTTTCTGCGTTATTGGATTTGGAATGTTTGTTCTGTGCCGTCGGTCAGGGTTGTGACTATGGTAATGGCTAGTTGTCCGTTAGCGGCGGCGGTCGGGTCAAAGTGTATGCTGCGGACGGTAATGCGCGGCTCCCATGCCGCTATGGCAGTGACGGCAGCCTGATGGCAGAGTGCTACAACGGTCTGGGTCATCGGCATATCTATCAGCTCTGGCAGAAGGCTACCGTAGTCTTCTCGCATGAGGCGGCTACCGATGCGAGTGAAGAGTATGTTCTTTATGGATTGGGCAATGTGTTCTTTTAAGCCGATGCTGCGTCCTGTTTGGTCATTGGTCATCTAGGCTGTCCTGTTGTGCCGCCGCTGTCGCCCTGGTGGGTGTGGGTGGTTAGGTTGACCCCGTTACTGATGATGCTGCCTGCTTCTTGGCGTATTGTGCCTTTGATAACTGCTGCCGCTCCACCTTCGCCACCACTTCCTGCCATGCCGCCCTGATATGTAAGCAGTCCGACAACGTTTAGTTTGCCTTTGATGTCTGTCTCGGGACTGTCGATAGTCAGGTGTTTGGTGTGTACGGTGGCTTTTTCTTTGACGGTAATATCGGCAGTTTTGATGCCTTTGATTTGCAGATGGCTTTTTGCGTGGTTGTATTTAAACTCTGCTCCGTCAGGCATGAGGATGATGGTTTCGTCTGGGTTTTGGGATGGGGCAGGATGTTGGGAGGTTGAGAAGCCGCAAATAATAATTCCGTTTTCGGGTTCTCCGCTGGGAGAAAGTATGATGCAACCTTCGCCGATGGAAGGTAAACGCCAAATTGATACGCCACCCGCTGCAGGAACAAAGTATGGCAACCAGTCTGTAATGAGACCGCCGTGTTGTGCGCGGATTCTGTTGGCAACAGGGTCGGTTTGGGAAACTGTGCCGATTTTTATGAGGTTTTCAATGTTGCGACTGGTCATGGGATGATGTAGTCTCCGATTTTTAGGCTTTCAGCTGCTTTTTTGCTTTCAAACATGGCTTTGCGGTCGAATTTCCAGCCGTATTCATTTTTTAGTCTGACGGTAATGAACCATAAGCCGCAAAAAAATAAGGGGCGGCTGTGGATTGCTATGACTTGGCAGGGTTCTTTGAACATGGTCTTGGTTTTGCTGTTTTTGGAAAGCCGCCGTTGTGGAGTGGCAACGGCGGCTTTTTGGGATGCCGTCTTTCCGGCTGTCATTACTCAACAATCACAAGGAACATATCACTTCAGATGACGATTTGATTTTGGCAAAGAGTGAATATGTGGGCAAGCAGATGGGGTTTTAGGTGGGTTTTTTAAGTTTTGGATATAGAAAAAGGTCGTCTGAAAACTTTTCAGACGACCTCAAAACTATTTTATCCGATACTTTTCCCGTAATGCCATCACATCTCGACCAAGGTTTTCCAGCATTTCTCGTCGCTCCTCTAAAAGCTCTGATCGGTCATAAGCGCGTTCTGTCTTATCCGTAATGCCATGCGAAAGCAGTAATTCACCCACATCTCTGCGAACCTTATAAACCTCCCTCAAATAAGTCCGTGCTAGACTCCGCAAACCGTGTGCCGTCGTATCCAGCCCCATTTTAGTACGAAGCTTTAATCTGACTGTCTCGGACGACAATGGCTTGGTAAACCCTGAACCTTCAAATAAGAATACTCCATTCACATTTAATCTTAATGCCTCAAAATAGATTCGCGTCAAAGCGGAACTTAATGGGACAACATGCGGCCTTGTTTTCATCCTTTCAATTGGAATTTCCCAAGTTCCTGCCTTTAAGTTAATTTCATCCAGACGAGTCCCTGCTGCTTCCGACGGCCGCGTCATACTCAAAAGTTGCCAATAAATTAATAGCCGCGCTCGTTCCCCAATTCCCTTCGATGTTTCTAACTTCTCCACTAAGAGTGGTAGCTCATCAAAGCGCAGTGTATCGAAATGACGTTCAGGTGGCCTATCGAATACTTGTTTTCCAATAACACTGACTGGATTTATAGTGATAGATCCATCTGCTACAAAATAATCAAACATCAATCCCAATGCACCTTTAACCCGACGTAAATATTCAAGCGCCCCGCGTTCTTCCATTTTCCTTAAAACTGCTACTATATCTGCCGTCTTGATCGAACGAATATCCTTTCCCTTAAAAAAAGGTAGTACATTCAATTCTAAAGCCGACAGTACTTGCCCTGCATAACGCGGATTTTTACCCATCCCTTGTTTGCCACCCGATTTCTTCCATTTTTCAAACCAAAGTACCAAGCAATTTTCAAAACGAAACTCTGCTCCTACGTCCGCAGAAATTGCCTTCGGATCAGTTCCATTTCTGATTTTTTCTAACATCTCCTTTCGCCATGCCCGCGCATCTGCTAGTCCGAAACGTGGAAATAAACCCAGCGTCAATGTGTTCATTTTCCCATCAGGGCGGCGGTATTGTAGCCTCCAAGACTTAGAACCTGAAGGCAAAATCCATAGGGCAAGCCCACCTCCATCTGGTAACTTGTAAACCTTCTCTTTAGGTTTTGCTGTTTTAATTTGAGACAGACTTAATGGCGTTACAATTTTTGGCATGAAGTGTTACTCCTTGGGTAATAACACATAAAATACCACAAAAAAGATAAAAGAATTGAAATATACCCGAAATGAATTTAAAGCAGATGAATAACAAAAAAGGCTAAGTTGTTGATAACTTAGCCTTTAATATGCGGTTTTAGAAGTAATGAAAAACTTATAAAAATGAAAATGGCAGAGAGGAAGGG